GAGTTTCTTTACGATGCCTGCGGAGATCTCGTCCCTCTTGAGGTATCCGACAGCGAGCCCTATGACGACGATGAATCCGAGGACCAGGATGATGATCTGGTTGGATGTCTTGTCGAGTCCGGTGGGCTCGGGTGCAGGTGCCTCCACGGCGACGATGATGGTGTCCTCGGTGATGGGCTTGGTGAAATCGTAGGCCCAGGACTCGTATCCTGCAGGGAGTCCGGGTGCGAGGATGAGGTCGCCGTGCTTGACGGTCTGAGGGGTTCCAACGACCTCGCCGTTGGCGATGAAGGTAACGGAGTAGGTATAGGCCTCGAAGGCGGCGGTGAAGCGGACGTCCTCGGAGTATGCGTAGTTGGTGGGATTGGCCATGACTCCGTCGACAGTCCATGCGGTGAACTTGAATCCCTCCTTGGAGGGGTTGGTGGGAACGACCACGTTGTCGGACTGACAGGTCTGGACGACGATTCCATCGACGACGAACTCGACCTTGAAGACCTCCTGGACAGGGATCTCCTCGAAGGTTGCGGTGAAGGTGTAGAAGGCATCTGCCTTTCCCTCCTCAAGGGTGAGGATGGTTCCGGCATCGAGGATCTTTCCATCCCATGCCCATCCGGAGAACTCCTCTCCCTCGGGTGCGACGGCCCTGAGGTCGTCCATGGAGACGAGGGTGTAGGTTTGCTTCGCGATGGATTTCTGGATGTAGGTGAGGTCTCCGACGGTGTAGTAGATGTTGACTGCATCTCCCAGGAGCTCCACGTCAAACTTGATGGTGGACTTGAGGAGAGCATCGTAGACCGCATCATCGGTGACATCGGTTGCGGATACTGCGTAGGTGAAACCTGTTACGTCCTCTGCGAGCCTCTGGGCGAGGATGACCTTTCCATCGGACTCTGCCTTGACGGATTTGATTCCGGAGCCGTCGGAAGCCTCCCAGACGACATAGCATCCGGGTGCGACGGTCACGGTCATGATGATGACGTGTTCCTCGGTTGCGGATGCGCCCCAGAGGGCCTTGATCTGATCTGCATCGGCTTTGGCTACAGTACCGGAGATGGTGTCCCCTGCAACGATGATGTCGTTGCCAAGGGAGTCGTTGGACCATGTGACCCCTGCCAGGGACCACTCGTCATCGAGGGATACAGTCTGATCGACTGCATCCACATCGGTGACGCCAACGAACGCCACCGCCAGCATTGCCATAACCGCGAATGCCAGGGTGAATTTCTTGACTGTCATTATAATGACCTCTTGCGGAGGGAAACCCCTCCGACAAAGGGATTTAACACCGTTACTATATTTAACAACGTTTACGAATCGGTCAGTCTCTCGGGAGTTTCGAGGTCCAGGACACGGGATTCGGTCCTCCTGACGTAGGCGGCATGGACCTCCCTCGAGTACTGGTCGAGTGCCTGAGCGTAACGCGGATCCTGACGGCAGAGCTCGGAGATGATCTGGGCCTTGACCTGCTGGGCGTTCATCCTAGCCGAGACCACCTGAGGGTCGTCCTTGACCGCCGCCTCCATCACTTGAAATAGCTCTGAGTCCAGTTGAGGGGTTTTGGGTTTGGTTTCGATGGCTGATACTTTCGCTTTCAGATCCTCAAGGTCCCTCATCAGGGTCGGGATGGTTATCCCCTGCTTCTGGAGCTCCTGGAAAGCGTTGTAGTTCTCCTGGATCTGTTGGGGACTGAGTCCGGGGGCCTGTGTGCCTGTGACCGCGTTAAATAATGCGCTGTAATCCATGATTCCTCCTGTAAAGGTGGGGCCGTGTGGCCCCTTGTTTTAGAACCAGTAGTCGAGGGACGTGACCTCGACCGCCGGCTCGGTTTGTGGTTCTTCCTCCTCCTGTTCTGGTAGTCAGACGGAGAACTGCGAGACCTGTCCGACGTTTCCGGTGAAGGAGGTCGTGGTTGCATCGTACTGGCCGTTGAACTGCCTGGTCCTGTTGATTGCGGACAGGAGCACAGCGGTCTGAGCGGATGCCCTCTCCTGTGCGAGCTGGTCACGGAGGGATGCGATCGCCCTTGCCTGCTCACGGGACTCGATGCCTGCGAAGCCTGCGTTGATGTCCGCACGGAGGTCGCAGAACCTCTCAGCCATCGCCCTGTCACTGGCGGCGGCAGTGGACTGGATGAGATTGTTCTGGGCGGCGAACTGGCTGGCGAGGTTGTAGTTCACGCCGGCGATAGCCTCCCTTATGTCACATCCCTGCCTTTCGATAGCGTTGGACTGCCTACAACAGCAATCTGACAACTGGTGAGACAGGGAACACTTTGCGGACTCGATTGCCGCCTGCAGAGTCCCTCCCTGAATTGCCTGAGACTGGGAAAGGTTGCAAAGCACGTCCTTGATGCTTCCAACACTGCAGTTGAGGTTGGATGCCAAAGAGGTGAGTGCGTTCTCCTGCCTGATTCCATTGGAGGAGATGGCATCCATCAGGAGGGATGCGTTCCTCTCGTTCACAATCGTCCTATCTACGCCTGCGACGCCTCCGAGACCACCGTTCCCGAAGCCACCGCCGTTCGCTCCGAAGAGCAGGAGCAGGATGATGAGGGCGAGCGAATCGCCACCCCAGAATCCTCCTCCGTTGTTGTTGGAGTTTCCTCCACATCCGTTACCTCCGGCGAGAAGCCCCGCCATGAAGTTGTCCATACTTCCGTACATTTTTCCTTCCTCTTCCTTATGTTTGTGCGATTCTGTCTGGTTGTTGATCAGGATGGTCAGGGCATCGCCCGAGATGTCGTCCATGCCCTCCCTGCTGTATGTCGAGTCCATTCCTGGGCTTGGAATGTATATCGGTATCAGCTCGTGGATGGCTTGACCTCCCTGCGCACCCTGTCCACCCATCTGACGTCCTCCGCCGTAGGATCTCCCCTTATGGGGTTCCATTCCGTACTCGGAGCCATATGCGGGTCCTTTCTCGCCCTCCCAGGATGCCCCGGTCTTCGTGGCTCTGGACATCATGCGCTGACGGCGCATGACGCCGTCATAGTCGTGTCTCATGCCGTGCATGTCGGGGTCCTCCCTGATGTCAGGGTCGGAGTAGTCTCCGGCTGTGTTGGTGTAGTGGGTCGATGTGTCATCGCCCACTGCACCACCGCTTTGGACTGGTCTGCCGTTCGTGGCCATTTTGCTCGCACCTCCTACCGTATTAACGGTGTTGAGGAAATCGAGCTTTTTGAATAAAAGAGAGAGTTAAGGGTGTTTATTCGGTGTATTTGCGATTATACACCGATTTAGTGAGTGTTTGACTCGAACAGACCTTTTACGAATTCATACACATCTGCGAAAAACATACCATCTGAACAAATCAGTGCACAAATTAGAGCTGTGGCCTGCATGCATAGCCCCCAAAAGAATATGTCGGAGTTTTCTTCCTCCTCTTTCTGGATCTCTTCTGGAGAGCGAGGGACCTATTTCTTAACAGTTTGTTTTAGATCTCCACGCCAATCATTATCATAAGTAATATCGCCAACAACCACACATTTATCATGTTCAACTGTAGCTAAACCGCGACACATTAAAAGAAATCCACAAAACCCTCCAGCTATACTAAGTTCATATACGGGCGCACCAGGCGATATGTTTGGAAGAACATACGGTATGAAAATTAACATAAATATACAAAATATGAATTTTCCCAGCATAAAACAATGTTTTAAATTGAAAGTATATAAATCTTAATCAGATATTTGAACATAATAACATTGTTTATGTAAATATGTATGAATTAGTTCCCCGGGATCGCTCCCGGGATTATTTGTGAAGGTCACTCACTCCTTCTTCTCATTCTCTTGGAGGGATTCCTTGTAGTACTTCTCGCACTCGTTAATGACCTTGTACCTGTACCCTTTGGAGGCATCCGAGGTTATGAGTTTGTATTCGAGGTATATTCCCACAGCAGCGGCTATCACACCACCGATGATGATTACTGTTAACCAACCCATGATATCGTTCGTCCGAGGGGAGAAGAGGGGATTTATACTTAGAGGCTTAGAATAGGGAAAAACAACGCCGTTTACGTTAACATGCGTACAGAATAGGTTTATCGTAGGCTCTAAGAATCTATAATCATGATATCGAAAAGCACTGCATTCGGTATGGTGCTGATCTTAGCTGTAATCGGGCTGGGATTCGTGACCATACTGGATCTGGATTCTGCTGATGCCGATGATTCATCTGAGGAAGTGTACATCGTTCAGTTTGTTGTCGATGGGGTCATCGTTCAGACCTGTACATCTGATAATGTGATTGTTCCTGCTAACCCCACTAAGGAAGGAGCTAGATTTTTGAATTGGACTGTTGATGGTGTGTTCTGCAACCCTGCCAACTATGGATACTCCGAGGATGTCAAGTTCACCGCCGCTTTCGAGGAATACACTTACACTGTAACCTACATGGCCGGAGGACAGATCGTCGGAACCCCTCAGACCGTCAAGCACGGTGACCTCATCCTCGCACCCGGACTTCCTGCAGGATACGAGTCTTGGGATTATGATTTCTCCAAAGGTGTCACACAGAATATGATCATCATGGCTGTCAAGGCTCCTGAACCTGAGAATACAGAAAACGGTTCATCTTCATACCTTTATGTGGGAATCGCTGTAGCGATTTTGGCAATAATCGGATTGATCGCTATAAGGAAGATAAGAAACAGTTGATTAAAAATCCCCGGGATCACTCCCGGGGCCGACCTCATGCGGTCGGTTTCTTAGGATACTCCGGATAAACCACCTTGAGTGGGTATCCGGGTTGGTTCCTGGTCTCCTCGATGGCGACGTTGTATGCGTCGAGGGTGTCGAGCCACGCGGACCAGTCGATGGTCGTGTCCCCTTCGCGGATCTTGCGCAGGGCCTGCAGGGTGTCGTCCGTGGTCTCGGAATGGAGTCTCCTGCGTTCCGAACTCCTCATTTCCAGAGGATCGTATGGGAACTGTGCGGACTCATCCCACACCCAACCATCAGGTATGGGAGGACGGCTGAACCTCGCATCCCCCACCATATCGGGGTTGAAGATCCATGACTCGAAGACCTGATCGGGAGCCTCCTCCAGATGGATGTTCGGTGCATAGTGTCTGCGTGCTTCCTCCAATGATTCGTACTGTTCGTACACGTGATGGACCACGTTTCCAAGTATCTCCACTACTTTCATTCTCTGCTCACCCATTGGATTGCGATGACTCCCTGATACCCTTCGGTGTCTCCTGAGTTAACACCTATGCCGTAGCCGCCTCCGCCGCCTCCGCCGCCTCCGCCGTGGCTATCTCCACAGCCTCCTCCTCCGTATCCTCTACCTGATGTCCCATTTCCATCATCATCCCCTCCTCTACCTCCGTATCCCCCTTTTGCTCCGCCTCCGCCGCCACCGCCGGAATAGAATCCAGTTCCTCCTGATCCGCCAGTGGCGCCACGGCCACCGCCTCCGCCTCCACTACCGCTATTATAGTTTCCTGCGGACCCCCCTGTTGCACTGCCATCTCCTGCAACGAAAAATGTATCTGTAGTTTCAGTAGTTCCTGCAGAGCCTGATTGTTTTGTAGCTCCTCCAGCTCCCCCATAGGTTCCACCACTGCCACCACTCGCACTACCGGAAGATTGGTATCCTCCTCCTCCGCCACCGCCATAGTATCCTGTGCCACCACTGCCACCTCCAGAAGAGCTATTGCGGCCACCGCCTCCGCCGCCAGAACCTCCAGCGCCACCAGTGCCTCCTTTAGTACTAGAGGCCCGACCTCCCCCACTTCCTCCAGTGGCTGAAACGATGGTTCCAAAAGAAGTAGCCCCTCCTGATTTACCAGCATAGTACATTTCATGCACTCCTCCTGCACCTATCGTGATAGGATACGATCCCGAATCAATTATTCCCTGATATTCGGATATACGACCGCCACCGCCTCCGCCGCCACCGCTACCGCTAGAACCTGAAACGTAAGATCCTCCAGCGCCACCGCCGCCAACTGCAACCATGCGGAAACGGTTTCTGAACATGGTGATTGTCGCAGTCTCTGTGAGCACATTGAAAACACCCGACCCAACAGGAGTCATGTTGTGGGTGGAACCATCCGCTGTAAATGTCAGGTCGGGGATGGTAGCATATTTCTTGGTACCTGAGTAAACAGGAGATGTGAATGAGAGTGTGTGGCTCGCATTATCCGATACGATCAGGAATTGGGTTCTTGATTCCACTGCTCCGTAATCTATCCCATCTACACTTATCGTGGTACCAAAGGGTACTTTGGAATAATCGATTGTGACTGTGTCGAAATAGGGGGAAATATCCACATGTGTCACCCCTACGGACTGTACCTCGAAAGAAATGGATATCTTGGATGATGACTCCAACTCCAATATGTAACTTCCCAGAGGAAGGAGGAATTGAGGCGAGCTGAGAAGTTCGGTTCCTGAATAATATTCCTCGGAACCATCTTGGGACAGGATCCTGTATCCCTTGAGTCCAAGTGGGATGCCTCCCTCGAACAGAACAACCGATGCACCTTCCATCACTGCGCTGAACAGTATCAGGTACGATTGGGTACTCTCCACGATCACCCTCTGAGGAAGATCGTTGGAGTATGTTCCCCCATGTGTCACGGAGATCTCGTAGGTCCCGACAGGAACAATGACCTCGGCCCTACCATCGGACTTCGCTTGAACGGTCCCAGTGTATGATACCGAGATTCCCGTTATAGTGAAGGTAACCCCCTCGACGTTCTCCCTGTCAGGAGTCAACCACTGCAGGCACAGCTGTCCGGATCCTGCAGGCACCATCTCGATGCCACCGCCTAGGAAACCACCGACGAATGCCATCAGCTCACACTCCCTGCAGAGTACATGATGGTCGCATAGATGTCGATAGAGGGCTTCTTACCGATGGCCCTGACAGTCACCTTGGTCCCGTTCACGGCAGATACTCCGATGATCCCGGAGGCGAATGCCGCCACCTGTGCCGCGTTGTTCCTCTCGTCACTTCCGAACACGGCATTGGTCACAGCGGATCCGATGTCCACTGTCTGCGTCCAGGGGCCGTCCCCTGTCCATGACGCGGTAGGTAAGGTTACCTGCTTGTACATCTCAAATGGCCTCGATGTGAATTTGATTGGGATGTTCAGTTTGGGTTTCAACGAATGCGCGTACACGCGCACCATGCGGTCGCCCAGATGGACGACCTGGAGCAAAGCGTTGAACGCGGCGGTCTGCTGGAAAACATCCGCCGTCTCGGAGAGGAACGCCAGTACCTCGGACGAGGCGTACACCATGGGAACATCCAGATCCATGTAGTACGGGCCGTCGCCCCTCCATTCATCCGCGAAAAGCACCGCGTTGACGGTGTGCAGGAACTTGTCCGAGGGTATCCTGCTCCCGACCCCTCCGATCCTGCTGTAGACCTCCCATGCGTTGGACTCCCAACGCTCGAAGTCCGCGAAGGACAATCCCCTGCCGACTCCCCAGTAGGTCTCTGTCGAGAGTGTTTGTCCAGAGGCCTCGCCTAGAGACCTGTGCAGGTCCTCCAGTCTCTGGACCTCCGTGTAGTCGAACTGGTCCTCGTGCCTCGTCTCGTGGAAATCCACCTGGGGCACTCCCAGCTCCCTTGCGAGGATGTTGGCGTTGTAGCACACCCTCCTCATGTCCATGAACGTGAACCTCTCATCGGGGTCCCCGTCCCAGATCCTCATCATGAGTTCCGGCAACATGTTATCACGCTCCGGCTACCCCTATGGTTAAAGCGATGGTCGGCTTCTCGAAGAGCGCACGGAACACGAGGGTGTACCCTGAGAGGGAGCACACGTGTATCCCTGCCCTCCCGAATGCCTCCGCCACGGAGTCCGATGCCAGCTCGGTCATACCGCACACGGCGGTTCTGAGTCCCTTGGACAGGGTGACCGCCGCCATCCACGGGCCTGTACCCGTCCACGCCGAGACGGGGACGGACACGGTCGTGTGGTACGGGAACGGCCCCGACATCACACGGATGGGGATGTCCTCCTTCGGGAGGATGGAAAGGGCCTTCAGCTGGACCTGACCGTCCGAGACGATTGTCCCCTGCAGGAGCCCGTTGTACTCCGCCATCCTCTGCTCCAATGTGGCATTGTGGTCCACGTAGGCGATGGCCTCCGAGGACATGCCGACCCCGTCCACAGCGATCGTCTCCACATACGGCCCCGTACCCGTCCACGCGGATGCGGGCGCGGTATGGAGGGTCGCCTGCAGGAGCCTGGGTGTTACCGAGACCATGAAGGTCTGTCCGACCCCCACGGTCGAGGGAGTGACCCCTATGTGCTCTATGACGACCGCTGAAACGGTGCTCATATCACGGGCCTCACGTTGATCCTATGGACCTCGGTCCACCTGTCCGAACCCATGGTCCAGGTAACGGCGATGTTGTGCACACCCTCGCGCTTGGCCTCGAACCTGAACGATACGAGGTTGCCATCACCTATCGCCATGTCCCCTGCCTGGGTGACCGCACCGTCCAGATAGACGGTGAATATCGCGGAATCGACCTTCCTGTCAGGATCCGCGGTGTCCCTCACGGTGAAGGACACGGGGAACCTGTCGCCGACGTATGCGTCCTGCATCCTCATGCCTCCGCGCGGGGGCAGACGATGGGTAGCATGTCACAGGCGGGACGAAGGACCTCGGCCATCTCCGAGCAGACCTTCGGATGCATGATGCATACAGGTCTGATCCCGGCGAACTCCGATTCGGGTCTGCGTATGGGGTGCATGATGCACTCCCCGCCCGTGTCCAACCAACGGATGCACTTCCTACCGCCGAGGCTGATCGTCAGGATGGCGGCGCGGTAACCGATGTTGCCTGCCTCATCCTGTGCCCAGAACTCGCACAGGAGGTCCCCGATGTACCCGTCGGGCACATCGAAGTAGAAGTCGTCCCCGTTGCGATGGAAGGGGAGGGAATCCTTGCCGTCAACCCTCCCCCACATCCTGACCACCGTCATGTCAGCCTCAGGCATCGGTCGCGGTGACCCTGATGACAGTGGTCTTACCGACGTCAATGGGGTTCTCCGTTAGCTCGATGTTGGTCACAGTGGGCGCAGAGGTATCGAGGATGACTATCCTTGTCGCCTCGGTGACGTTACCGGCGGCATCCACGACTCTGAATCCGATGGTGTTGGAGCCGTTGGACAATGTGATGTCCTGGGACCATGCACCTCCGGATATGGTTGGAGTGTAGGTCTTGGATCCATGGGTGATGGTCAAGGTGACTCCGGTCTGATCGGAGATCGTACCGGTGAGCTTGAGTGCCGCCACGTTGGTCCTGGTGGTCTCCTCCGCGGGGTTGGTGATGTTGAGTGTAGGGTTGGTTCCGTCGATGGTGAACGCTGCGGAAGCGATGGCGGACTGGTTTCCGTCATAATCCGAACCGTAGACCTCCACGGTATGCTCCCCGTCTGTGAGTGCAGGGGAGGGGATGTATGATGCGGTGGCCACTCCTCCGCTTATCGACGGTGTGACCGCTATGGCGTTGCCGTTGTCGATCTTCACGAACACCGCGTTGGGATTGACTCCCGAACCTGTATCGGTGACTGTCCATTTGATCTCAGGTGCACGGTTGTTGATGTATGCCCCGGCGGTGGGATAGGACAGGACTGCAGTGGGTCCGGTCCTCTCCAGGACCTTGAGCCTGAGGGTCTCCCCCCATGTGGAATCGTCGGATCCGATGGTGGTGACGTTTCCCACATCGTCGGTCAATGTGATTACGATAGGGTAGTATCCTTTACCCTGGGCCTCTGTTCCGATATCGACTCCCTGTCCTGCATTGTTGGACCCGGATGATTTGGATGCGGCCGTAAGGGTCCCCGTCCAGACGCCTCCGGCGGATTCCGTGAGGGTGGTGGTTACCCCTGCCTGTGTTGCGGTTACTGACACGATGGTCATAAAAGTCCAATTGTTAACGGTGTTTATAAATATGTGTTAAAGATATTCAAAATCAAGCGCAGGTTCTTTCCGTTCTCTGTACTTTTGGGCATCTTTTCCTTCCGGGCCGAAAGGCCCACCTCTTTCAAAAATGGGAAATGGTTTGGAAATGGTTTCAAGGATCGAATCTTGCCTGTGATTTGGGGAGCTTCGGGATAATATCCTCTTCATCTGGGAACTCGTACCCCTCATCATCCTCCCCGTACTCCACACCGTCCCTGATGCTCGCCAGAACCCTGATGATCTCATCAAGGTCCGAATGCTTGACAATCAGACTGGCTGTTGTGAACTCGCTGACGAACTCTATCTGCACGTGCCCATTCTCCAGATCATCGACATAGAGTCCGTGATACTCCAATTCCGCCTTCATCCTCTCCATGAATAAGGAATCGATTGGGACGGTATAAAGAGAATGTCGTAAGATGGACAGAATCGGTGTAAATGTGTATTCCGTCCGTGGACAAATCAAAGAGGGTGTAAGAAAGGAGACAGACCCCGAAGGGTCTGAAAGAGTTTATTCGGAATCTTCCTCCTCTTCGCCAGTGCCCTCGTACCTCTGGATGGCGGCGAGCAACTGGGCTTTGTGCTTGTAGATATCACGGAGGTTCTCGATGGGTTGCTTGTTCTCATTCTTCTCTTCAAAGGTCGAGATGTACCAATTGGAGGTGTTGAGATACAGTCTACAAATCTGCTTGCGGACATTATCATCGAGCAGGATGTTGAGGTATGATTTGGTGTCCCTTATGATGATCCTCTCAGGGTCCACGAGTTCGGAACAAATGGCCTGGACGATCCTGTGTCCCTCCATCTCGTCTTGAGTTGTTACGATACCAGTTGAGGGTTCTGCCTCCACCTCCTCTGGAAGAGGGGTTCCGTTGATTGCACTCTGGAGCCTGTCGTGGACCATCTCGGACAGCCTGTCCTTGATGCCCTGCTTGATGAGTGATTCATACTTGTCGTAGATGTTCTTGGTGATGGATCCGTCGTAGATCTGGCGGATGAAGTACTTAATGAACTCTTCAGGAGGGTTCTCGAATGACTGTGCGATGATCTCACGTACCTGCCTCTTGAGTGCCAATGCCTCGATGGAGGGGAGCAGGGAATCAAGGTCAAATGCCTCACGGCTGAACTTCTCCAGCTGGCCGACCTGTGAATCCGAAACCTCGGTCATGTTCACGGTAAGGAACGGAGTGAGATCCATCTTGTTCTCCGCCTCGGTGTCGGAGTAGAAACGCCACTCCACACCGTTGGTCAGGATACCGATCTTGGCAGGACATACGGAGAAGTACCTGAAGAGCTGGCTTCCGTGTTTCTCCAAGGTGGTTCCTGCAGGTTTGCACTCGACGAGGATTATCGGTTCCCCATCCTTCATGATGGCGTAATCGACCTTCTCCTTCTGCTTGGTTCCTACGTCCGCGGTGAACTCCGGGACGACCTCCAGGGGGTTGAAAGGGTCGTATCCCCACGCCTGGAGCATGGGAATGATTAGTCCCATCTTGGTCGCTTCCTCTGTCTTTACGAGCTCCGCACGCTGGCGGATGGTGACACTGAGTGCCGCTATAGTCTCGCTGAATCCCATGGTTGTCCGACATTCGCAGGGGTCTTAAAGGTTACCAAAAAGGGTTGTTTTTCTCACGGTGTTAATTTTTCAGTTGTAGAGCTGGAACTTAATTATTTATGTTAGGGCAGGAACCGATAGAGACTCGTCAATGAATATATTTGGGAGACCCTCTTCCCACTGTCCCATGTTCCTGAATCCCAAATCTATCTTTATCGACTGGTTTGCGAGATTCTTCGGAATTTCCACCATAGTGATAGATGATGCTTGAGCTCCCGGCAGGATTGTCACATCCTTGTATAGAACGTGATCCGGAGTGGATATGGAGGCCCCACTGTAAACTATACCGTTTATAGTTACATTAGCACCTATAGACCACCAATCTGTATGTATTCCCGATTCATAACTGTCATTAGCGATTGTAAACGAGATAATAACCAAGGTTTTATCTGCACTAGGCTTCCCAAAATCACTCATTCCTGAGAATGTATCAGAGACGGTGTAGACATAATTGGCTCTACTGTCATATTGTGGACTTTCATCCGAGGATACATCCTCTATTACAAAGAATGCTATACATGCAACAACTATCGCCGCAATAATCGACCCTTTGATTATACCTTTAAACCAATTGTTATCCATGCCGCCCATGATTTAACATTAGTCTCCAAAAATAAAAATAAGCGGTTTGGAAATGGTTTTTTCATCGGCGTTTATCTGGTGCCCCTTATCACGGATCTAAAAACACCATCGAAGGTAGATTCCCGACGTATCACAGAGTAGGATGTAGGTTCGCCCTGAGTCCACTTACCCGGGATCGAAACAACATCTCCTAAATCCATAGCAGGATCCCCAAGCCATTCCGTTTCAGTCATGGTCGAATACAGACGGGAAACCAGACGGTTTGCAATTGTCTGGGCCACGGACTGGGACATAACCAAGGGGTTGGCGATACGCAGAACCGTCTTCGCCATGCTTGGATCCGTGCGCAGATCTATCTCCACGGAGGTCTCCGAGTTGACTCCCCCATACTGTACTGAAACGTAGTTGTATGATGTGAACTCGACCATGGACGGCCATGTGAACAGACCGTTCACATCGACGGCCCCATAAGTGTCCGAGGGCAGGGTCGTGACGACCTGGACAGACCCCCTCCTGTCGGGGATGAAGTACACCGCATAAGCCTGCTGGATAAGGAGTAGGTCGGACAACAGGGAGGTCTCCTCGTTGAACGTGTACGCATTGTACGGCATGATCTCCAGCACTTCAGGGGCAACCGTGTGCGGGATGTCGTTCTCCGTGAGGAGGGTATCCAGCTGTAACCCGAGGCTCTCCGACGTGTTCAGTGTCCACGGCCTGTAGATATCTCCCAGAGGCCAGCGGAGGTCGTAAGCGGTCACCTCCAGATTGTTCTCCGAGTTGCGTTTCGCCGCCACGGAGTAGCGACCGCAGGGGACCGTCGTGCGTGTTCCATCGGGTGCCGTCAGGGTGAATGACAGGTCGATGGGGAATCCTATCGCAACCTGGTTGAACAGGGTGACAGGGTTATCCACGTCGTACTCCCCGAGGACGTTCAGGATCGAGAAATCCAACTCAGAAAGGGGCATGGACAACTCTGTAGGATCCAGCTCCTGAAGCAGGGTGATGCTACCAGAGAGCTTGTCCCTTGAAAGGCTGAACGATGTGCCGAACTCCATCTCAACGATCCTGACATGTGAATTGGGTTCGCTGATGCCCGTGACGTGGATATCGATTGTCAGGTAGCGGTTCGCACCGCTGACCGATGCGTACTGACTACCAGGTTCCAAGGGCTTCGTCACGGTCGTACCCTCTTCATCGGTGAATGTGACCTCTCCTGATGTTATGGCAGGGCCTGATGTGTAGAGACGCAGGGCGGAGACATGGACCTGTGCCATCGTGACCTTGATGTGGAAGTCCACGACCCCTGTCGAATCCGACAGGGCAGAGGACCATATCCCCACTTCGGGAGGATATGCCTTCGCCGAGAGCGGAGGCACCAGGACACCATAGGACGGTGCCGTGGGTATTCCTCCGTTCTCGTATGTGGCAAGTAACTCGGTCATGGTGTAGTTGGCATCGGTCAACTGCGACACGTTGCTCATGGGCAGGAAATCGCCCTCTATCGAGACGATGTCATCGGCGGCGGTTATGTCGATGTCGGTACCGAGGGAGAGGTAGATATCGACCATCCTGTCGGGAGACTGGATGGCCTCGATGTATGCATCAGATACTGCGAACATCGTCACCTCTCGATCAGTTCCATGGATACATCGTACCATTGGAACTTGGTGCCGTCGAACAGTCCATACCCCTGCACTTCAGGGGTTGAAGCCCTGTACATGCCTCCGGCGGATTCGGAGATGAACACATGCTGGTCCGCCATCGTGTCGAGGATCCTCGTGCCGAAGCTGTTGCCGGAAGTCAACGACATGATGAGGTTCTTCTCATCGGAGGTCAATCCCTTCCAAGTGACCTTGACCGTGTACTTAGTGTTGATACGTTGCTTGATGAGGTTCCCGAGGGTGTTCCTCTCCGCCTTCACCAACTCCTCCCAGATGCCCGAATAGGACATGTAGTGGGGCATGGGCAACTCGATGTATGAACCGTTTGAGTAGATTGCAATCGGAGATTGTGTCATGCTTTCACCCCTCTGCGTCTGCGCTCGTTCTCCATTGGGTCGAACATCGCACGTGCTAGAACCTTGCCATCGACCACGACATTCACTTGGATAGGTCCGGAACCGCTTCCACCGGTCTCATTTATGACTTCGCGGACGGCCTGCTTCATCAGAGATACAGGTGTAACTATCTCCTTCTCGCGGGTGTTGTCTCCGATACCTATCAGCATGGGGTTGTTGGGTTCGAAGACCCCACCATTGGCAAACCATCCTTTACCATCACCGATTCCGAGATTCTTCCAGAAGCTGTTACCTTTTGGATCTTTGATTTCGTTCACGATGTTGTTGATCCCATTGACCAGATTCGTAGCGCCTTTCTTGACTGTCTCAACTGCACCTTGTAATGAAATGGGAGGAGTCATGTTTGTAACGGGCCCTTTATTGATGGTCTCCACAACGTCTACTGTTTCTTTAGCAATCTCTTCCACGGTTGGAGGTGTGCCTCCCCCAGTTCCGCTATCGTTGCCTGTGATCGTATCCCATATTCCGTCTAAAACCCCGCTTATGTTCGGGACCAATCCCTTGAAGAAATTGACAATCTTGTCCTTGATATCCACCAAAGACTGGTAGAAATTGTCCCATACCTCTCCAAGGTCGATATCGGGAATCAGCTCATCGAACCATGTGATAATCTTGGTCTTGACGTCGGTCCAAGTCTCAATAAGGCCGTCCCAGACCTTTTTAGCAGACTCCTTCAGACTGTTCCAGACACCCTCTCCCCATCCCTTGATGCTGTTCCATGTGTCCCCTGCCCAGGTCTTGATGTTGACCCATGCATCCTCTGCAGAGGTCTTGAAATCCCTCCAGACCTGACCGAGGTCCAGGTTGTCGAACCACTTGCCGATGCCTGCGAACTTCTCCGTCAGCTTCTCGCCGAGCTCCAACCCGTCCTTACGGGCCTGCTCCAGGTTCTCGGTCAGTTCCTCGGACTGCTCCGCGTCGCCCATCTCGCCGAAGTCCAGCGTGTTGAGCTTGTCGAAACTGGCCAGACCTGCGGAGGTGGCTTCGACCAACTCCTCCATGGATCCGGCGGCGTCCTCGGTGTTCTTCGATGCCTCCTTGAAGATGGCATCCATGCCGAGGAACCCTGCTATTGTGTTGATACCGTTCTTGAGCCAGTCTATGGCGGACTTTATCGCCTTGACTATCGGCTGTATGACCGCCGTGAAGACCCCGCCGATGTAAGAGAACGCTATGCGGATCTTCGTCAGCAACCAGTTGAACCCGTCCAGTATCTTGGCAAGTCCGGACTTGAGTGCGTTGACCACGGGTGCGGTGAAGGAACCGATGGTGGTCTTCAGGGTACGTGTGGACTTCTTGAGCTCGCCTGCCGCCTTGGAGTACGCCACGGTGTCGAACATCCTCGCGGTATCATCCGCCACCTGTGCGACCTGCTTGAATGCATCCACGAGGGTTCCTGCGACCTCCACCGCGATGGCGGCGACCGCCAGCACCCCCGCCGCCTTCATGGCTTTGAAACCCTTGCCTGCCTTCTTCGAACCCGAATCCAGCTTCGACTGGGCATCCTTCCATGAGTCCGTGACCTTCTTGAATCCGGGGACGAGCTCCCCGATGACGTCCCCCAGGGACGACCATTCGGACCTCGCCTCCTCGACCTGGTCGTTGGCCTTCTCCAGATCCTCGCGGGCCTTCTTCATGCCCGCCGTGAAATTGGAGACGTCGACCTCCAACCTAGCTTTAAGGTTCTCAGTCAAAACGGGCACCCCATTGCTTCAACTTCATGATCTGCGCCATCTCTGCACTCTTCTGCTCCTGTTCCTCGCGTGCGGTCCTGATGGCATCCAATTCCTCCTGTGTCATGAGATGGCGGAAGGCATCCTCCATCCTGCCGCCGCCGAAAGAAACCGCAAGGACGTTCGCCACCGCAACGGAGTGGTCGATGATGTCCCTGCGACGGACCTCCCTGCGGTGCGAGGAGACCATCAGGACGTCGCTTGGACGGGCATCAGGAGGGAGGCCCATGTGTAGGGCCAGCCTCCTGCACCCGTCGGTCACGCGGGGGTGTTCTCCGTCGATGAGGCCTCCGGGGACCTCGGAATAAAACCCGTCTCCCTCAGTGCCTCTATCAGCACCTTCGGAAGGTCGGACACATCGAACCCCGCCTCCCCGAACTCCTTGAAGCCTGAGATTCCGAGGAATCCTGCGAGACGGTTCACGGTGCTGACCCTCTTGATGGCGTCCTCCGTGAAGTCGTCGTAGATCGAGTAGTCGGGATGGGCCTCCTCGTACTCTGCGAGCCTGTCGAGGTCGAAGCGGAAATGGTAGACCTCACCCTTGGGGTTCGTGTACTCGACCATCCTCACTCACTCCAGATCGCGTAGAGGGTCACATCCTCGAAGACCTGCATCTTCTCGCCGGGGCTGTACTCGACCCCTGCGTTGTCAGGGGATGTGGACCAGTGGGAGAACGTCTTACCTGCATTGGTGAAGGTGCACTCCATCACATCGGCATCGGATCCGATCGCATAGGGGCTGTTGGAATCGGTCATGGTTCCCTCTCCGCCGTTGGAGTCGTAGGTGACATCGAACTCGGATTTGATCTCGGACCATGCAGGGGAGGACTTGGGGATGACCGCAAGGAACAGCTCCATGGGACTGGAGACGGCACCCGCTCCCATCCTCCAGGTCCACTCCCCGTAGAACTGGACTTTTATCTTGTTCCTGGGGTAGTAGATGACCCAGTCGTATGTCGCGTTCTTGCTCATGCCCTGGATGATCTCGAGGTTGGACTCCTCCACACCGAGGGGCATGGCGTTCATGCTGAACTCCAGATCGCTGGAGTAGTCGGGGATATCCCTGATGTACTGCTTGATGTCTGCGTCGAGAGGGGTCACGTCGATCTTCTCGGCGGACTCTCCGACCTCCGGGGTCGTCTTGACCTCACGGAAGAATGTATAGGGATCATCGGAGCCTTTCTCACGGAAACCGACCCCGACGCCCTGTGCGCTCACTGCGTGACTGATTGACATTGTTTCACCTGAAAGTATGACCGCGCCTGTCCACCAGTCCATCGAACGTCGTGGATACGCGGTAAGTGTTGTTTGATGACTCGAACATGGGCGACTGCCCTGTCAAGTGCAGATTGTAGCGGGCCAGCCTGTCGGCCAGTCCGGAAAGGTAACAGTCCACCTCGAAGGGCGAGGTGGCTAGGATGTCTACGGAGTACGTGAGGCGTGCGTGGATCTCGGAACCGTCCCCGTCGGTGAGCTCCGCCATGTGTCCCATGGGGGCGACCACGATGTAGGGCGGTTTGACCTTCGCCTGTGGGTATGTGCGGTAGGCCCTGCCATCGATACCGGGGATACGCTTGGCGACTTCGATGACCTGCGAGGTAATGTCGATCAATCGAATACCTCCCGAATCTTGCCGGCGATGATGTCCTTGAAGATCTGGCGGTTCTCGTAGAGTGCAGGGCGCATGAACGGTCTGGCAGGCTGAGAACGTGCGATATGGATCTTCCCATCCGCCCCCATGTATGCCCATGTCATCTTCTGAGTATGGGCCACTTCGGGATCTCCAAGGGGGCCTGTACCGTACTCGATGAAAGGAGCATACTCGACAGCGGTTTCGATGCCACATTCCACGGAAGTATCCGAGGTACGGAGGACGAACTCCGCACCCTTGCTCTGGATGCTGTTCCTGAGTGTTCCCGTGTCCACTGCGGGCTTGTTCCTCAAGCCAGAAGGCTGGGAAAGCCTACGGACTGCCGTGACCCTCATGACATTGCTCAACTCGGGAGCAAGGTCACGCTCCACGATGTCGGCCATCTTGGAAAGGGTCTCCAGCTTCTTGGAAAGCCCCTCGTAACCCTCGAATCCCGTCATAGGGGTCTGACCTCCATCCTGATGTGTGTCCTGTAGTCCATGGTGGTCACGACCTCCATAGTGGGTTCCGTGGATCCTGCAGGGCCGAGCCTGTCACCGGGTACGAAACCGTACCCACGGGGGCACGTGACCC